TGCTTGTTTCCATACCTATGCTCAATGTTCCTCCACTGCCGTTAGTGTTTACAGCGTCTTTAGACGTCAAGATACCGTCAGAGTATTGACCTACGGTGTACTCGTCTATGCCAAACTCTGCTTTTGCTTGGTCCTTCAGAGTTATAATACTTGTGTTGTAGGAAGAACCAAAGTCGTAGTCCCACTTTAGTAGTATATCGAGACCACTACCACCTACTACCGTAGGTCTAATCTTCTTTAGGAACTTAAGTTTAGAAGGGTCACCAAAGGACAATTCAGGACTAAAGTACTTGAAGCTATAAGGACTACCATTGTCCTGAAAACCTGTGTACTGTCCTATACCCTGTGCGCTTCCTATGAGTAAGTCTCCGTTGTCCTTGCGTTCATAACAAGTAAAACCAGTGCCGGGCCAGCGTGTAACTCTGTATGACCCATTTTCTAAAGCACCTCTTATGTCAAAACAAAAGCTTATGTTTTGGTTTGTAAAAGTTAGTAGGTAGAAGTTTGCTTCTGGGTAATACACAGACTTGTAAACTTCGTTTGCTTCGTTGATTAACTGAATGATGTCCGTAGTAATAGTACCGGACAAACTGCTTATTGGCATAGATTTTTCTTGTATTGTTCTGCCAAAGCTCTTTAGGCCAGTCTGGGAAAGAAAAATAACGTCTACACCAGTGTACTGCACTGTGTCTCTACCTACGCAGCCAACACCTGAAATAGTGTCGGACAAAGCCATAGTAGCAGGAGAATCAGCACCTGAGTAAACTACGATACTTCTCTTACCAAAAATAATCAAAAGATTGTTATGTGCTGCTAGTGCAACAATTTCGTCATAACCATCAGGCCATACTTTAGCTATGTCGATGGAGCCAGAGGTTCCACCTGACCAGTCATGACCTATCAAAAGATCAGACCAATAAACAGTTGACTTGTCTGTGGCAAAGTCTGCAGTCCAGAGTCTGCCGTAAGCTGCCAATACTTCATTGCCGTACATCGTTGAAGCAACACCTGCTGCACTATTGACAGAGCTTAGTGTTACTACGTTACTATTAGCGCCTCCGGGTGTCCCTGAAGCAGTTACGTTGTATATCAGAGGCTCAAACCCACGCTGAAAGAAGTATATACTGTCGTTAAAGTTGACCATCTTCCAGTCGTCAGCAGTAATTGTGTAGCTACCCGGAGTCTCATCAGCCAGCGTGGTTGTACCACTGAGTATTTTGTTGTTGCCCACAGAGAAGATCTTAGTGTTGCCGTTAGCGTCTCTGAACTCTTTTATAGCACTTAGGTTGTCACTACCTAGCTCCGTCTTGTTAGTAGTCGTGACGTTAAGGCCCTTACGTGCCGCTATACGCCCTCTTTTGTCAATCACTGCATTGTCAGCAGTCTCAGCAAAGGAAGGGTCCTGAGACAACGGTGAGTCCTCAGTGTTGATGCCCTTGAAGCCCGGAGCTACAAGATTAATACTTTTGAGTTCTTGTGCCATATAAGTACCTTAAGGCGTGTAGAAGATAGTTTCTTCGGGGTGTCTAGCGGCGTCCATAGCAATAGCATCTGACAAGTACTTGTTAGCCATAGCAAAGTATTCTTGAGTAGAAGTACCTCCGGTTTCTCCACGCTCACGTGCAGCAAAAGCTACAGCAAGGTGCATTACTGGCATCGCAGGTATCTTAATAGTGTCAGTGTCAGCACTTAAGTCACCGTTACGTAACGCACAGTTAAATCGTAAGGAGTAAACTCCGTCAGGCTTAGGGTAGATGTCGATTAACGTGTCACCGTCTGTGTCAACACCGTTGTACGTGTAGTACACAGGTGCGCCAGAGACAGGGTTACCTAAGAGAAACTGTGAGTCAAACCAGTTGTTAGTCTGGTAAATCATAGGAAGGTTAGACGTGTCATTTAACACGTTTAGTTCCTTGATGTTGTTCTGGCTGCCAGTTAAGGAGTAGTTAAAGACTCCAGAAGTAGTAGTGATTGTAAGTGTAGTCCTAAGTGCAGACCAGTCCCAAGAGTTTTCCACAAGGTCTTTAGCGTCATTAACAAGGTCACCTATAAGTTTACTGTAGGAGTTAGTTTGCACAGAGGAAACTTCTGTTTCCCTCAGCCTCCTAAGTACATTGTTGACTAGATCTTTGTAAGTCATTAGATCATTCCTTTAAACAAACTTTCATTAATAATACGGTCTAGCTCAACAGTGTAGTCTTTAGGCTGGTACTGTACTCCTACAAACTGCGGTAGCTGGTAACTAATACCTCCCATGTATCCACCACTTGTTGCATTTCTTCCTGCTGCCCCTGCTGCTCCGGGTGCACCGGGTTCTCCGGGTTCTCCGGGAGGTCCCTGTAAAGGCGGTTCTTCTGGGGTATCAGGGTCATCATCATCATCTATAATAACTTCTTCGTCATCATCTATAATAACTTCTTCAGGGTCTTGGAACTCTCCAGAAGTTCCTCCTTCTATTTCTGGGCGTCTAATGTCATCGCCTAAGTCAGAAGTATTTGTGCCATCATCTAAGCCGTCACTTAGAACTTCCCATGAAGAACCATCTTCACTTAAAATATAGGTATTTCCGTCAGCACCGGCTACTGAAATAATGTTTCCGTCTTGGTCCGTAATTAATCTACCCGCTGGTGGTTTAGGAGCAGGTTGAGTGTCGTCATCGTCGTCGTCGTTATTAGTTAAACCAAGACCGTCGTTATCAGTAGTGTTTCCAAGACCGTCGTCATCAGCAGTGCTGTCTGCATTTATGTCAACTACTTCTGCTACTTCTTCCCATGTCCCATCTTCATTAAAAAATAAGTCTCCTAGTAATACCGTTGCTGTCGAAGAGCCTGTAATAGACCCATCTTCGTTTAAAGTAAGATCATCAAGAAGTACGTTACCTATGTCTTTAATGTCGGCAATAAGGTTACCATCACCGTCCGTTAAGATACTTCCTATTTCACCAAGAGGACCTAATACTTCTCCAGCAGCGTTTACTACTGCGTTTTTAATGTTTTCTGAACCAACAAAATTACCGTCTTCGTCAAAAAGAGGTATTCTTATGGGGTTTCCATTTACTTCAAAATTTACGGGAATTTTAAGATCTAACCATGTCCCCTTTCCGGGAGCAGTAGTAATAACAAGAGGAGATTGCTCCCAAGGAAGAGTACCGGGGCCCGTCTTAGCCTTTAGTGTTTTGTCTACCCAGTCTAACCACTCGTCTACATTAGTGGGCATCCCGTCAGGACCAAAAATAATTTTTCCTACGGCACTAGAAATTTGTCCTAAGCTTTCTTTAATTGTTCCCCAGTTTTTCTTTACTTGATCTACGGACAAATCAAGTACAGAAGTTGATTCTTCAGGTAACGAAGTTGCTTCCGTAATAAAATCATAAACAAAGTCTTCAGGGCCTTGTACAACACCTCTGTTGCCTTCTTCCCCTAAAATTTGTTTTACTTCTTCGTCAGTAGGTCTTCTTCCTAGCTCTTCCTTAAAAATTCTGTTGAGGTCTTTTACATTGACAGTGTTTTCGTTTACATAGGTTCCTACTTCTCCTGACAGAACCATTTCTAAACTGCCTTCAGAAGCCCCCTCAAGTTCATTAATTCTTGAAGTAGTTAGGATGTTTTTTATTTCTTCTGGGGTTGCTTCGTATCCTCGTTGTGCAAAGACGTCTTTTACGTAGTTTATATCACGAACACGTAAACCGTCTATAGTAGCTTCTGCTTGAGTAACACTGTATTCACTTTCTGTGTCGGCTACAGGCTGTTCTTTAGAAACCCACTGCCCACTTTCGTCTTGGCTATAAGTCACATTGTCATATTTTATTCCTACGACGTTTCCTTCTTTGTCGTAAACACGTTGTCCTGCTTTACCTGTAATTTGACTTTGGGTAGGGCCTGTTTCAGAAGTGTCTTCTGCATTTTCATCTTGTAAAGGATTGTTTTCAAAGTAAGTATCGATATTGTTTTGAAGTCGCTGTGTAAAAGCAGTTTCAAAATCTTTATCCAAACCTGTTTCTTGGACTACATTAAGAGCAGTTGTAAAAAAAGCAGAATCGTTAAAAAAATTATCTACACTTGTAGTGTCTTTACCTTCAAAAAAATAATCTAAAAATTTTGTTAAGTCAGGAAAGAAAACTGCGTTGTCTTCTATAAAAGAAGGTCTAGTTATTGTTGTTTTACCTTCTTCTAACTGACTTAAAATGTTTTCAACAGCAAGTCTAAAATTAACTTGGTTTGTAGCTATTAAACTACCTTCTACTATTTGACCAGCAGAGTCTAAAAAATCTCCTGTAGCATCAGGCCAGCTTTCATACCCAAAAAACCCTGCGCTTTTAAGCTCTCCTCCATCTCTTCGGTCGCTCATTACTTAGACACCCCTGATTTCTTCTCGTAAGTTCTCATTGCACCTAAGCCTAACATTCCCATCAACACTGGCATCATGGTCTCCAAAGGCACCAGAGGTATTACTATGTTTAACTCAAGCAGAGCCAAAACAAAGTTGCTAAACGGGATAGTAATAAAGTTTCCAAACATACCTAAGACACATACCCAGCCTACTGCTGGTCTCCATCCTGCCACAAATAGTGACTTGTGTGCTGCTTCTACTTTGTTGACCTCAAGCTGGGCCTTAGCAAGCTCCTGAGCGTGATTCTGAGCCATTGTAGCCACTGAATGAGCTAACTTAGCCTTAGTGTCGGCATCAGGTATGAACTTGTCCAGAAGTCCTGTAATTGGCCCTATGAG